TTTCTTCAATCTAACATAAATAAAAAGTAGAGAAGAGGGTTAAATGGCAGCAGTATATGTTAATAATTTAGTTGTAAATGCTGGTTCCGATTTTTCTGAAACTTTTGATTTAGAAAATTCCAACAACTCAGAATTTAATTTGACTGGGTATACTGCTTCAGCACAAATGCGTAAATATGCAGGAAGTCCAACTGCTATTAATTTTACCGTATTAATAAATAATCCACCAACTTTAGGTAAAATAACTATTTCATTGACCTCAAATCAAACTGTGAATTTAAAACCTGGACGTTATGTATATGATGTTGTTATTGATTATCAAGGTGTTAAAACTAGAGTAATTGAAGGTATGGTCATCGTTCGAGAGGGGGTAACCAGAAATGTCTAATATTAAAGTTAGAGTTGGACAACAAAATGCAATTAGAGTAACATCTAGTATATCGGGTGGAACTGCATTTGCGGATAATTCCACAAATTCAACAAATGTAATTGGTGGAATTGCTTCAGTTGCACAGTTAAGTGTTTCTGGAGTTTCAACTTTTAGTGGAATTAGTACATTTAAAAATGATGTTTACATTGATTCAAATCTAACTTTAAATACATTTACTGCAAATTCCGGTAATATAACTGGAATACTTACTGTTGGACAATCTTTATATTATTCCCCAGGACAACCTTATGGTATTGCATATTTTGATTCGAATGATAGACTCACTTCAACTGGTTCTACAAGTGCCTCTATTAGTCAATCAAATTATGTTCTAACTACGAATAATTCAGGTGTTCCATCTTGGACGGACACCATCGATGGAGGAGAGTATTAATGGCAAAACCATCCAGTAGACAAGAACTCATAGATTATTGTCTAAGAAAACTAGGAGCACCTGTTTTAGAAATTAACCTCGCAGACGAACAAATAGATGATGCAGTAGATGATGCTCTTCAATATTTTTATGAAAGACATTATGATGGCGTCGAAAGAATGTACCTCAAGTACAAAATTACACAAGAAGATGTAGATAGAGGTAGAGCAAAGGGTACCAGTGGGGTAGGAATTGTAACCACCACTGGAACATCAAATATTTCAGGTATAGGGTCTACATCATTCAATTTCTATGAAACATCAAATTTTATTCAAGTTCCAGATTCGGTCATAGGTATCGAAAAAGTATTCAAATTTGATACTAGTTCCATCTCTGCTGGAATGTGGAGTATTAAATATCAGTTATTCCTAAACGACCTTTATTATTTTAATTCAGTTGAACTGTTGCAATACGCAATGGTTAAAACTTATCTTGAAGATATTGATTTCTTATTATCAACAGATAAGCAAGTTAGATTCAATAAGCGTCAAAACAGACTTTATCTCGATATTGACTGGGGATCAAAGGCAAAAGATACATTTTTAGTTTTAGATTGTTATAGAATTTTAGACCCCAATGATTTTACAAAAGTATATAATGATAGTTTTCTTAAAAAATATTTGACGGCTTTATTGAAAAAGCAATGGGGGCAAAATCTATTCTCTAAATTTAAAGGTGTGAAATTACCAGGAGGCATTGAGTTAAATGGTAGGGAGCTTTATGATGATGCAGTTAGAGAAATTGAAGAAATTCAACAAAGAATGTCTATGGATTACGAGCTACCTCCATACGATTTTATTGGATAATCATGACACTCAATCCGTTTTTTCTACATGGCTCTCAAGGCGAGCAAAGGCTTCTCCAAGAATTGATTAATGAACAACTGAGAATGTATGGTATAGAAGTCATATATATTCCCAGAAAATTTGTTCGCAAAGAAACAATATTAAAGGAAATATCATCATCTAAATTCGATGATAATTATGCTATTGAAGCATATATTAATAATTATGATGGTTACACTGGTCAAGGCGATATACTATCTAAATTTGGAGTCAGTTTAAGAGACGAATTAAGTTTAACTATTTCTAGGGAACGATTTGAAGATTTTATAGTTCCGTTTTTAAATATAAATGACCCTGAAATTGAACTTGCAACCAGACCACGCGAAGGTGATTTAGTATATTTCCCATTAGGTCAAAGACTTTTTGAAGTTAAATTTGTAGAACATGAGTCACCCTTTTATCAATTGGGTAAATTGTATACATATGAACTTAAATGTGAATTATTTGAATATGAAGATGAAGTTCTCGATACTACAATTGAAGAAATTGATACTCAAATTCAAGATGAGGGTTATATTACAACATTACAGCTTATTGGTTCTGGTACTACTGCAACTGCAACTGCAACAATAGGCTCAGGGTATATTAAAAAAATATATTTAAATAATGATGGATATGGATATACAAGTACACCAGTAGTGTCAATATCCACTGCTCCAACTGGAGGAACTAATGCTTCTGCCGTTGCTATTACGAGTAGCATAAATGGAAAAAAATACATACAAGATATACTCATTATAAATTCAGGTATTGGATATACAGTTGAGCCAAAAATTAGTATTATTGGTGGAGGTGGAGTTGGTGCATCTGCTACATGTTCGATTGAACAAACTTATAATGGTATAATTAAATTTGATATTTCAAACTATGGTCAAGGGTATACATCACCACCTCTCATCACTATATCTGGAAATGTTGGTATGGGTGAAACTGCGGTTGGAATTTCATCTACTATATTAAATAATCAAATGACATCCATTTTGATAAAAAATTCTGGAGTTGGGTATACTCAAGTTCCAATTGTTTCGATTTCACCCCCATCAATAATATCTGGAACTGGAAATTATAAATTTAATGAAATTATCATTGGTTCAACATCTGGAATTAAAGCTAGAGTTAAAGATTGGGATAAAGATACTATGACTCTTAAAGTATCATATGTTGACGATGCATCATCTGGGGGGTTCTATCCTGGGGAAATCATTGTCGGCTCAGCATCATCTGCAATATATTCAGTCAAAGAATATCAATCTTTTGATAACATAGATAAATATTCTCAAAATAAACAAATAGAAGAAGAGGCAGATTTAATTATAGATTTCACCGAGTCAAATCCTTTTGGTAATTACTAATGTTAGGTCAATACTATTATCACAAAATTATTAGAAAAATAATCATTGCCTTTGGAACTTTATTTAATGAAATCTATATTAAACATATGGATGAAGAGAATCAAAGTATTAGTGATATGAAAGTTCCATTGGCATATGGTCCAATTCAAAAGTTTTTATCTAGACTTGAGCAGCAATCTGAATTAAACAAACCAATTCAAATTACACTCCCAAGAATGTCATTTGAAATGAACAGTATTACATATGATTCATCAAGAAAAACTTCAGTTACTCAAACGTTTAAAGCACTCGATGGTGAAAATATAAAAAAAGTTTTTCTTCCAGTTCCCTATAATATAGGATTTGAATTAAATATAATAACAAAATTAAATGACGACGCACTACAAATTATAGAGCAAATATTACCATTTTTTCAACCATCTTTTAATATAACAATAAATTTAATAGATTCCATAGGAGAAAAAAAAGATATCCCAATACTATTAGATAGTATAAATTTTCAAGATGATTATGAAGGGGATTTCTCTACCAGAAGAGCATTAATTTATACTTTACAATTCACTGCAAAGGCATCACTGTTTGGTCCTATTGTAAATACAACAGAAGGTCTCATTAAAAAGGTACAAGTTGATTACTTTAGTGACACTGATGTACAAAATGCAAAAAGAGAACTACGTTATACGGCAGTGCCAAATCCAATTGACGCTAATCCTTCAGATGATTTTGGCTTCACTGAAACTGTTGAGGCTTTTGATGATGCAAGAACTTACAGTCCAACCCAACAAATTGATATTTAATTTATGTCAAACTCATCAAATAGTATAGATAAAGCCTTGAATATAACTTCAAATGTAATTGAAGTTGAATCCGAGGTGACATCAATTGAATTAACTGAACCTAAGGTTAATGATGTAAAAAAAGATTATGAATATACTCGGGCAAACTTATACTCATTAATTGAAAAAGGTCAAGAAGCAATTGACGGTATTATGGAAATTGCAGGTGAGGGTGGAAGTGCAAGGGCATATGAAGTCGCTGGTCAACTTATAAAATCGGTTGGTGATGTCACAGATAAACTCATCGATTTACAAAAGAAACTCAAAGAAGTTGAAGATGATTCACCAAAGAGTACAAATAATAC